AGAAATCCTATTGATAATTCGCAAGTTCTCAAAATAAAATGTCCAAGGGTCAAAACTAGCAAACAAATTCCCTCCAACAGCCCAATCATAAGTTGCGATTTTGATTGGACGTGAAAAGAAATTGTTCAAGTCTGCATCCCTATTATCAACGATTCGGAACGTCTGATCGACGTCACTAGGTACTTCGTAAGTATACGAAGGTGTCTGATCAGCAAATGTTGTAATCTGCTGTGTCGTTTGATTTGGTTGTGTTGTTACAGTAATATTTTGTTGTGTTGTGTCAGTAATTCTATTTATTTATACAATATCCAAGTGAATTAAATTGAACATGCATTGTACATTTGTTGGACGCACGAAATCCTCCCCTAAATAGGGGTAACTCAAAGAGTTGTGCTTACATCATGCAAAGCCTATAAAGTTACACTTATGTACATTTGAAACTGTTACGGTAATCCATATACATGAAGGGATGTTGCTATGCCATAGCACCCAGGTCCCCCTGGGCTGGATTGTATTTAGCGTGCCATTCCTTAACACGATCATCGAAAGTCAAGTCTAATTCAGTGCAATAAGCACGAAGACCAGCTTCCTCTGCGACTTGTTTCATTTGTTCCCGTCGCTTTTCATATACGTCACGTCCATGATTAAACCATTCGCGGCATGCACCATCAATATTAATTGCTGCTGCTTCTTCACGCGTATTTGGTGATTTACGTGTACGCACAACTTTGTGTAAAGACTTGAAAATACTGTCTTCATTCAAAGCACCAACATGTAACCTTAATTCAGGAATATATTGGCTTTTTCGTTTTAAAAATTCCACATCATCAAAATTCATATATTCAACAAGTTCTGAGTTTTTGTCTGGCATTGTGTATTTCTGTCCATATTTTCCAAGAAACTCAGATATAGCCTTAATGTTGAATTTAGGAACTTCATCAGATGCAGAACCTTCATTGTCGTCACCATATGTCATGAAGGCAACAAAATCTCTAAAATCTAGATTCCAATATTCGGGAATCGAATAAAAATAAACTCGAACCTGAATACTACCACTGCTACCATTTCCAACAGTAGTTAAAGAATTGCCACTAATGTGACCTCCACTAATAAAACTAACCATATCACCATTAAAAGCAACATTACTAAAGACAATGTCTCCAATCATGGCTTCCATAATACGGATGTCATCAGCAGAATAGTTCATCAGCTTGGCAATCTCAACGTAAGAACCTAGAGCCGAGATAAGTGTTTGAGTGGGTAATTTTTGATCGTATTTGGAATAATCACCAGCAACAATTTTTGTTTTACCAAATTTAGTTACATGTTGATGCAACTGTTCCCACTCTGGTCCATGACAATTAATGCCAACTGCACATTCAGATAATAGTGGATTCATTGCAAAAACCGAGCTACTGGCAAAAAGTACTGTCTCAGTAACACGACTAAAGCAACAGGATTACCATAAAATATACGGCATTTCTCCTTATCCAACAC